TCCAAAAGCAAGTTCAACAAGTAAAATGATGGAAAAACGTGGGGAAAATGGGGATAAGTATGAGGGGTCTAAATTAGGATTTCAACCGAAACCAGCAGTAGAACATATCATTATTGGTATGAAACCACACGGGTCAAAATCTTACATAGATAATGTCCTAAACTTTGAAGCATTACCCGAAGGTGTAAAGATGACTTACCCCTTCCTTCAAGTTCCTAAACCAAGTAAGAAAGAAAAGAACTTGGGTATAGATAAAAACTTTCACCCCACGACTAAACCCGTGAAACTGATGTCGTATATCATCACCTTATTTACAAGGGAAGGGGACTTTGTATTAGACCCGTTCTTGGGTAGTGGAACGACTGGTATTGCGGCTAAATTATTAGATAGAAACTTTATTGGTATTGAAAGGGAAAAAGAATATATGGATATTATCCAAGAAAGATTGTATGTTCCACGTGAAAACCTAATCAAGTTCTTTAAGACGGAGATAAAGGACACACAGACAAAGTTGGACTTATGAGATACTCCAAAGGTATAATGTGGTTGGACGATTGTAGAATACCTTTTGTTGATGAAAAGGTGCCCCGTCTAAATGTGTCCTACGAACATAAAACTAATAATAACTTTGGTGGGGGTAATGATAAAAGACACGGAACATCAACTCAAAGTGTTAGTGAAGGACAAGGGCGCTTCACCCCCAACTTACTTGTCTGTGATGATATGCTGAACGATGGTGTTATAACAAAACAAACAAAATGGAATAAAATACATAATGATAGTGTTGGTGGAGTATTTGGCGGAGGTAATATGAACCCAAATAACTCTTATGGTGATAAAGGAACAAATAGTAGATACTACGACTTGGACCTATGGTTTGATAAAATGATTGAGAGGTTATGAATATTGAAATTGAAGGATTTACACCTTACCCCGCACAGAAAGATTGGATTGAAAAGATTGAAGACCCCCAAGTAAAATACGCTTGTCTAATCGTGGGAAGACAAGTTGGAAAGAGTTTATTGGCGACAAATTTATTACTGAAATGGGCATTAGAAAATAACAAATCAACAATTATGTTCTGTGCCCCTATTTATTCACAAGTTAGGAAGATTTTTGACGATGTTTATAACGCAATTGCGGGAACCCCAATATTGGTGTCGTCTAACAAGTCCAACTACGAAATGGAATTACTTAACGGCTCCAAGATATTATTTCGTTCAACAGAAAATGCTGACAGCTTACGTGGTTATACAAATGACTTTCTACTGATTGACGAAGCCGCCTTCGTAAAGGACAACGTATGGACAGAGGTATTGAAACCAACAATACTGGTGAAGGGTAAGAAATGTCTGTTCTTATCCACACCCAAGAACAAGGGGAACTGGCTACATAAGTTATATCTAAATGGATTGGACCCCGATAAAACAGAATACGTCAGTATGAACGGGTCATCGTATATGAACCCCTTTATCAACCCCGATGATTTGGACGAAGCCAAGAAGACCATGCCAGAAGAAATATTCAAGGCAGAAATAATGGGTGAATTCACAGATGGGGGTGGGTCTGTATTCAAGGACATAGACCGATATTGTATATTACCAAATTGGACACCCAAAGAAAATAATAAGAAATACTATGCGGGGATTGACGTGGGACGTATGATGGACTATTCAGTATTGACGATTATAGACGATGCTGGTAAGGTCGTGTTTGTTTATCGTGAAAATAACAACACGTGGGAAAACATATTGAATAGTATGGTTAAATACCTAAACCAATATCAAGCAACCGCTATGATGGAAATAAACGGGATAGGGGACCCCTTGTTTGACCAGTTGGAACGTAAGTATAAAAACATACACCCGTTCCAAACAACAAATCAGTCAAAACAACAAATCATAGAAGACCTAATATATGCGGTCAATACTGATGAATTGAAACTACCCACAGAAACTTTGTTTAGACCCCTTTACAACGAATTACAGACATTTACTTATTCGTATAGTCCATCAACCCGTAGGGTTCAATATAAAGCAATAGAAGGAAGCCACGATGACTGCGTGATGTCCCTTGCTATTGGACTACATAGTTTAAGGGAAAAAAAGACCAAAGGAAGTTATTACATATACAATAGGTGAAGACCATAAAACTTTTATATTTTAGAATATGGAACATATCATAGAATTCGCTGGTAAAGATTACAAAGTAAATGAACCGACCTTACACGGGTGGGCACAGCTGAATTTATTAAAAGACATAGAAGAAGATGATGACTTCTACTTGTCTGTATTATCAATATCTACGGGTATAACAGAAGACGACTTACGTAAAGCTAATTTCCAACAAGTGAAAGATGCTGCGGAATACTTAACTGATTACTTCTTAAAACAAGGGGAACAATTCTACCCCGAGTTTGAATTCAAGGGTGTCAAGTATAAGTTTATGGATTTGGCGAATATGTCGTTTGGTGAATTCGTGGATATAGACACGTTCTTACAGAAAGACAAATCATACACCAAATCAAATATGAACGAATTGATGGCAATATTTTATAGACCCGTAATGGAAGACGGAAGTATTGAACCATACAATATAAACCTTACCAAAAAAAGAGCAGAAGTATTTAGGGAACTACCCGTGAAGTATTTATCGGGAACTATGCGTTTTTTTTTGGCTTTAAGAGAACAATTGAACGTAATTACCCCCTTTTATTTGAAGAAGTTTTACCAGATGAAGAAGAAGACAAGAAAGCTCCAAAAACTTTTGGGGAGAATTGGGGCTGGTATGGGACGATTGTTTTTCTGGCGCAAGAAAACATCAAGGACGTTGCCGAAATAACCAGAATGCCTTTGTTTTATGTATTTAACTTTCTTACTTACATAAAAGAATTAAATAGGGAAAGGGAACGTGAAATGAATAAAATGATGAACAAATATAAGTAATGAGCAATTATTATAATTTTAGAAATATTGTAGATGACTTTAAACTACTACAATCAAAACACAAACAACTTAATAGTTTCGGTATTGGGGACATTAGGGATTTGATATTCCTAACCCAACAAAAGACCGATGAAAACTATTCAACAAAAGTATCAACAGACAATACAAAAAACAACGCACCACTATATCCCTTATTGTATATTGTCCCACAACCATCAACACGATATGATGGGTATATTACATCTTCATTTAACGTAATTGTATGTGATATAGACAATACAAAAAATAAGGACATACAAGTAGATTTATGGAGCGATACGTTGGAAATAGCAGAAGACATCTTGGCTCAATTCAAGTATTCTGTAATATCATCACAAGGGGACTTTGCTTCCAAGTATGATATTATCACCCCAACAGGTATTAGTCCTTTTAGTGAGCAGTATGAAGACCTACTTATAGGTTGGAATTTACAATTACAAATTATGGTGGATAAACCATTAAACAGATGTATAGCACCTTTTAACGATTTTAACACGTAATGGAAGAAGAATTAGCGGGAGCATTTGAATTATACGCCCAATTGTTCGCAGAGAAACTGAAAGGTGCTCTACGACAGAATTACCCCTACGCACCAGGTAAAAATGATGACGCCTATTCTAATGGAAGGAATACAACATATCAAGGTATGGGTAATAAGGTGTCTGGTGGAATACCCGAAGGTTATAATACAAACCTTGTGGATAGTGTTCAAGCTGTGTATGATGTCAATACCCGTGAAATTCAAATCTTTATGAACGACTACTGGCAATATGTTAATGATGGACGTAATGCTGGTAAGTATGTCCCAATTAGACCCCTTATGTTATGGGCTATGGACCGATTGGGATTAGACCAAACCGAAGCAAGGGGCATGGCTTTTGCTGTCAGTAAAAATATCCAAAAATTCGGTATAAAACCCACTTACTTTTTTGACCTTGCTATTGAGCAATTGTCAGCCCAAATTGACGAAGAATTATTTGAACAATTGGGAGCCAGTATTGACGATTTTGTCAGTCAAACAATAATAAACGCAATCCCTGCGAACCCCGAAATAAATATTAGACCAATATGATTACAATAGAACAAAACCCAGCTGGTTTTATGGGTAGTAATATGGACCATTACTTTACCTTATCATCTACCAATACAGCATTATCAAATTACAAGTATGTTGTTGATGTATATTTTAACCCTTATGAAACAACAGCAGAAAAGATAGGACGTGTTAAAATTCGTCCCAATACCTATGGAAAAGGTATTATAAATGTCCGTGATATTATTAGAAATTACATAACACCTAACCCACGTAGTAATGGGGATTTTTATGGTAATCTTTACCTTAATACTTCTTGGAATAAATTAACAAATCCAACCCCTAATGGTAATATCACATTTGCTTCTGGTTTTACAGAAAGTAATGTCTTAAATGAAACTAACCCTTATCAAACATTAAACCATACGGGGTCATACAGAATTGTTGTAGGGGAAGAATATACAAGTGGCTCCACAACGATATTAAATATTCAAACTAACTATTGGGTGCCGACAGATGCTCAAAACATTACTGAAAGTTTGGATACAACTACAACATCTTATCCTGGTGTCCCTAATCGTATCAATTGGTCGGGTATGAATAGTTGGGATTTTGGAACGAATTATGGTGTATTCACATCGGGTTATACTTATCAACATTATCAAGGGACAACTTTAATTGCCAGTGGAACATCAGCAAATGATAGTGGAAATTATGTGGCAACATTAGAACCATCAATAAACGATGTATTCTACGTATGGTCAAACGATTTAGGGTGTGGATTTGAATTTGTATGGAATTGTAATACGTGTGAAACTAATGGGTGGAATTACGTGGATACTTATTCACCAACATCAACCCCCATCTGTTCATCGGCAAGTGATTTGGTTAGATTGACACCAGCAGCAGCACCATCAACGTATGTGGATTTTAGGGGTGATGCTCACTACTACTTTGCTCCAACAACACCATTTAGTAATACTGATTATATGTATCTTTTTTATCAAGGTCCATACTTAAATGAAACCATAATGTATGAACAAAGTAATAAAGGTAATTTTTACAATAAATTTGGAACTGATAAAAGTCCATATACAACAAATGGTATTACCATATCTTCGGGTTATGTTCCAATTGTTTTTAGACATAGACAACATCACAAAGATTGTCCTATTATACTAAACTTTTCTAATGGTAATTTGGGAAGAGCTCCTTATAATCTTGAACGTAGAAGTCAAGTATCGGGGTTAGTTGAATTAAGACAAACTGGTAATACAAATACCCTTAATTATCATAAGACCTATACTACACCAAGCACGGGAACAACCACAAATGTTTATACCAATTTGGATAGTTTGATTACCAACTTTACCAAGTTTTATTGGGGAGCTACTGAATTTGATAATGTTAAAAAGGCAGCATTTTATACCCATAGAAACGGAACATCTACGGATTATAACAATTATGGAACATCTAACATTTACGTATATGAATTCTACGGGGACGAGTGTTTATATGGGGACGCAGTCCATTTTATGTATCTAAACACTAATGGTGCGTGGGATACAATAACCTTCGGTCAAAAGAACATCAAATCATTATCCACAAAAAGGGACCTATATGCTCAAAGTGGAATTAGGGACGCATCTGCGTATATGTGGGGAAGTTATGAACAAAGAAACATCACTTATAACCAAGACACCATTGTATCAGTTGAGGCTCAAAGTGCGTGGGTAGATGAAAACGATGTTCCCAATTTTAGGGACTTCTTCTTGTCTAATTATGTATATCAAATTATTCAAACATTAAACCCACAAAATGCGTATGGACTAATTACAACACTTATACCAGTCACCATTACGGACAACACGTTTGAAGAATACAAACAGAAATATAACAAACTATATCAGTATAGTATGAATTACCAATACAATACAATAAACCAATTCAACACATCATTATAATATGTTAGGTTTAAACATTACAATATCGGGAACAACCCATTATTTAGATTTATTTGAAGATAGTGAATTGAAGGTGAATTCTTCATTTGCTGAAATACAAAATATAACACAAAAGAACAGCACTTATTCATCAAGTTTTTATGTTCCTGGTAGTAAGAAAAATAACGACATATTCCAACATTTCTTTTATCTAAATTCAAGCTTTACGGATTTTGATATTCGTAGAAAGATGGACGCAGTATTGACCTTTAATGGGTATGAAATAATGACTGGTTATGTTCGTTTAAACTTTGTAAATGTTGAAAACCGAGAAGTAATTTATAACATCACTTTTTACAACGAAGTCGGTAATCTACTTGCCAACATCGGGGATAAGTTGATGCGTGATTTGGACCTTAACGATATGAAACACCCATACGATGCGTATGAAATTGCTTATGAAAGTATCAAAGACCCCGACCTTGTATCACCAACGGGAACAACGGCTTATGAAACTGGTAAGTCATATTGGTTTTTAGGACACTTCGGTTATGAATACACTACGGGTAATACCTTGAACGTAAATGCTACACCAAAACTGAATTTCAGTATCTTATCGGGTGGTATATTCAGTCAAGGTTATTTTGATGACCCCGCAACACCATTGCGTTCGTATTACTTAAAACCATCTGTTCAATTTAGGGAATTATACACACGTATTTTTGACCAAGCGGGTTATAAGGTTGAAAGTGAATTCTTTGATACGGCTTATTTTAAACGATACTACTTACCACAAGCCTTCAATAACGAAGGTCTGTATCTTTTACAAGGGGACGATATAAAGTATCAAACAATTCAAAGTGGAGACCCCATAAATTATCAGTATATTACTTGGCATAATGTCAGTCCATCTTATACACAAAACAACCTTCAAAGAGCCAAATTGACACCAACAACCCAAGATAATATTTCCGCCCATACCATTTCGGGTGATTACATCTTTACATTAAACGCAACGGGTATTTACACCGCTACGTTAGATTTGGGTATGTATAATAATGAACGTGTGGCAGATAGTATAAACTTATCAGCAGTATTAGATGTTTATTTTCATCAAATATTATCTGGAACTACAACGGGTAATACATTATTTCACCCTTCAACAATCAACATATCACCAGGTGGTCAAGGAAACTTGTCTTATCAGTTTAGCTGGTTTGCCGAAGATGGTGATAAATTCGCATTAGATTTCCTTCAAAGTGGATTGGGTGAAGCAATCATTACTGAATTAAACTTTAACATCATACAAGGTCCTAAAATTGTTGAAGGTGATTTTGATTATGCCTTGGAATTCCCCGATGACAAATTCAAACAGATTGAATTTATCCAAGCGGTGAATAACCTATTTAACCTTGTGGTTGTTCCAAAGGTTGATGAACCAACAACCCTTATTGTTGAACCCGTAATTGATTTTATCGGTAAAGGAGCAGTATTGGATTGGACAAGAAAGATTGACCATAATCAACCTATACAGATTAGTCCAACAACCAACGTAGTAAATGGGGTTATGAATTTTAATATTGAAAAAGATACGGACAACGGAAACGAACAATTCTTCAATTTGAATAACGAAGTGTTTGGATTTAAACAAGTGGATTTGAATACGGACTACTAAGAAAGTATAACAAACTTTGGTAGTGTATTCGGTAGTAGTGTGGATTATGTCATGCAAAACCAACAATTCAACTATGCGACATTACCGATTTTCTACGTATTGGAAACAGAAGAAGCAGAAGGACAAGTAGAACAATTCTTCCGTCCATTTAGAACCCTTCCAAGACCTTTATTTAGGGGTGTTAATCTACCAGGTCGTAATATCCAAGATATTATCATCAGCGGGGTTTCTTATGGTGAAGTGTGGTATTTGGACAATACACCAATTGACGTATTACCTTTGAACAACAGATTTACCACTTACCCATTTGGTGTTAGTGGATTTAGTCATTATACGAATTACAACAAAAATCATTACTACGATATTACCGAAGCTCAATTCCCGTCTTACGATGATATGGAAACAATCTACTATCAAGAATACCTTGATGATTTGACTGACCCCGATAATAGAATATTGGATTGTTCGGTGTATCTAACAAGTGAAGAAATAAAAGATATTCAGTATAACGAAAAGATATTCATAGATGGAAACTATTATCGTATAAATAAGATTGAAGGATATGATTTTAATAGTGAGCAACCAGTTAGGGTTCAGTTAGTCAAACTGACAAGGGACTACAAACCCCACAGAAAGATATGTTATAAATTGACAGCATGTGATGACCCCGCTGACATCATTTATACTAATACTGATTTAACCTATGGTATGTTCGCTTATAAGGACGTATATTGGAAGATAAATGGATTTTGTTATTATGTGGAAGAAATCCCTTGTGGAGCTTACGATTACCAAGCGGTAAAGACAATATATTCGGGTAGTAGTTTATTACCAGTAGTTTATACAAATTGTGATTGTGATGTTCAATCTACAATTCTAAATGTTTATGACCAAAACAATCCACCAATAACCCCACCAGCACCAAGTGCTACACCCACACCGACCCCTACACCGACAATAACCCCGACTATTACACCGACACCAAGTATTACACCAAGTCATACACCGACGCCAACGCCAGTTTGTATAAATTGTCAAGAGTGGAGTGTTGAAAACGAAAATCCGTTCTTGGTTAATTACCAATATACAGATTGTAATGGTGTATATCACAATAACACATTAGGGTCGTTCCAAACTGACCTTATCTGTTTATGTGAAGGTAGTGAAATCACATCAACTGGTGGTAGTGTATTAACTAACTTGATTGGTGCGTGTCCTTTACCGACACCTACACCTACAAGGACACCGACACCGACCCCTACACCTACTTCATCGGGATTACCGAGCTTATGTTATACTTACGAAATAACTAACGAAAGTAGTGAAAGTCAATTACAATATCAATATATCCCTTGTGGTGATTGTGAAGTAGCACCTACCACAGATATATTAGACCCATTACAGATTGCGTCAGTATGTGCTTGTAATAATTCAGTATCCATCATAAGTGGAACGGGTAATATTGTTAAAGGGGCTGCGTGTCCATAAAATTATATTTAATAGTAAGAACATAAGTTATGGCTCAAAAGGAATTAGTATTTAAGCTTAAATTCGTTGATGAAAACGGAGCAATTGTTGAAAAAACAGCACAGAACATCAAGGAAATAAATAAGTCCATTACGGACTTAAAAAATGAATTAGAAAACACCGAATTAGGTAGTGAGCATTGGAACGAACTTGCCGAAGATTTAGGTAAGGCTGAAAACGCATTAGGAAAAGTAGGGGAAGCACAGAAAAAGGCAAAGGAAAGCACGATGTCATTTAGTGATAGTTTGTCTGCTATTCCAGGTCCTATTGGTGGTGTTATTCAAGGGGCGAAAGCGTTAAATGCTTCCTTATTAAAATTAGTTGCCAACCCTATTGGAGCGGTCATCGCAGCAATTGTATTGGCTTTAACGGCTCTGTATAAGGCGTTCGCATCTACCAAGGCAGGGGCTGAAAAGTTAGACCAAATCTTCGCTGGTATTTCAGCGGCTATGGACGTTCTACGTGATAGGGTATTGAAGGTAGGTTCAGCATTAGTCAAATTCTTTTCGGGTGATTTTAGTGGGGCATTAGAAGATGTCAAGGGGGCTGTAAGTGGTGTAGGTGATGAAATTTATAATGAATTCAACCAAGCGATGAAGTTAAAGGCTGAATTACAATCCATCGCTGATGCTACACGTGAATTGAACAAAGAAAGAGCAAGACAGAACAAGGAAATTGCGGCAGCTAAATTGGTAATTAACGATGAAACAAAATCCATAGAAGAAAGAAAAGCGGCACTTGAAGAAGTAAGAAAAGAAGAAATTGCTCTTGCGAAACAAGAAGAACTTTTAGCTCAAAGACGATACGACGCCATCAAGGCTCAAAATGCGTTAAGTGATAGTAGTAAGGAAGCGTTGGAAGAAGAAGCCAACGCATACATCGCATTACAAAATGCTCAACTTGCGTCATTACAAAAACAGAAAGAATTGTTTGACCAAGAAAAAGCATTACGTGATAAACAAAGAGCAGAACAGAAAGCAGCGGCAGACAAAAGGAAACAAGAATTACAACAAATAGCAGACCTTGAACAACAACTGAACCTTGACCTTATTACTGATGCCCAAGAAAGAGCTAAAAAAGAAATAGAAATCAACGAAGATAAGTTGATGAAGCAGTTGAAGGAATTACGTGTTTCAAAAGCAAAAGAAGCGGAACTTCAATTATTGATACAAGCGAATACCCAATTGAAATTAAAACAATTGGAAGAAGAAAAATACAAAGCAACATTAGATGCGGTAAATGCGTTTAGACAACAACTTATCGCCCAAGAATTGGTGTATAGTGATGCGGTAATCAAAGTCCTTGAAGATAGAGCGAACATAGAAATAGGTCTTATGGACAAGCAACTTGATAGGGCGACAGATACAGAAGAAAGAAGGCAGAAAGAATTAGACGAATTTTATAGAAATACTAAAAAAACATTAGATAGTGTAAAAGCTGAATACGACAGATATTATAAGACCCAAGCATACGCAGCTTATGAAGCATACCAAGCTGATATAAATAACGCAGAACAAAGGGAAAAAGAAAGGGAAAAACAATTAGCAGATGCTAATGAAGTTTTCAAGCGTGAATTACAGAAAAGATTACAAGCGGAACAAGAAGCAACTGGAACAAGTATAATTGAAATAAAAAGGTTCCAAGAAATTCAAGCTCAATTACGAACAGAACAAGGTGAAAGAATTACGGACATCAACGCTTATTTTGACAACTATGAAACTAATAGAAAATTACAATACAACGCACAATTAGTATCCATAGAAAACGAACACGAACAAAAGGTCACCAGTATTACTGAAAAATATTCGGCTATTAGAAACAAGGTAAGAGACCAAGAAGCGGCAGCTGAACAAGCACGTATTCAACTGGCAACTGCTGGTTTGGACGCTGTGGCTGAATTGGCTGGTAGGGAAAGTGAAGTGGGTAAAATGTTGGCAGTCGCTTCAACAACGATTTCAACTTATCAAGCAGCCCAAGCGGCATACGCATCACAATTACTAATTCCTACCCCCGATGCTCCCGTTAGAGCGGCAGTCGCAGCGGGTATAGCAATCGCGCAAGGTTTGGCTCGTGTAGCATCAATTGTAAAGGTAGATACTAATGTAAAAGCGGCTGATGGTATGGTAGTAGGAAATGGAAGTGGTAGAGCGGACAACATACCCGTTATGGTGTCAAATGGTGAAACTATTATCAACGCAAGAAGTAGTAAAATGTTCCGTGGCTTATTGTCTTCCATCAACCAAGCGGGGGGTGGTCGTAGATTTGCTTCGGGTGGAATTACAAGTATGACAACACAGACATCGGCAGAACAGAATTTGTTAAATCAAATTGCGGGTTCTTCACAAGCACCAATTAAGACCTACGTTGTATCAACAGACGTAAGTAGTGCCCAATCATTAGACAGACAAATAAAATCACGTTCTGTATTATAAATTGGTAAATAAACACATTTTTTATATTTATATGTAATGAAGATAGTAGAGCTCACTATTGATGAATTTGATGACATTTCTGGTTTGGACGGAATAGCATTAGTTGAACGACCAGCCCACGAGAGCAACTGGCTTGCGTTTGAACACGAAAAACATTATCAACCCATTTACGATGTATTAGACAATACCAAGATGGGTGAATTGGCTTTTCACATAAATCAGTTAGGGGAACCAGAAAGTAAGATGAAGGAAGATGGGTATGTATTATACGCAATTCAAGAAGCAATCCCAACTGAATTCAGTAAAGAAGAATTCCAAATAACAAGTAATCCAAACCCCGATTGGGAAGAAGATTTCAACCCACGTGTTAGATACAAGTATGTAGGACAGATTAGGGACAACACACGTGAATTCTGTAAGGAAATGGTAAGAGCTCAAAGGGTATTTACCCAAGAAGATATAGATGCTTTATCTAATCTAAATCCAGTAGGTCCAAGTGGGTATTCAGCCCTTATGTGGCGTGGTAGTTATAACTGCTTACACAAATGGGTTAAATTGACTTATGTCCCAAAAGAACAATTACCAAAAATCTTAAATTCTGCTAATAGTAGAAGGGGACTTATTAGTGAAGAAGTGGGTGTATTATATGACACCCGTAATGACGCTACGGCAAGAGCAGAAGCAGAAGGTAGAAGTAAGGGTGTAAATATTGGACCACGATTGGGTGGTTTTTCTGTTGTAGATATGATTGACGATATGCCAGTATTTTCAACAAGGGAAGAAGCAGAAAAATTAGCAGAAATATTAGGTTGTCAAGGTGCTCACGAACACGATTTGGAAGGACAGATTGTGTATATGCCTTGTTCATCACACGGATACAAATTTGAAAGTTATAACGATTACCCCGAAGCTGCCAGTGAAAACGCTTGTAAGGTGTTAAGATGGATTGACGAACACGGAAGGGACGAAGTTAGTGGTATGGAGCTTACGGGTCTTCAACGTGCTAATTCTTTGTGTAAAAAAGAAAAGATTTCACGTGAAACAATTGGACGTATGGCGGCTTTTGAAAGACACAGAAAGAATAGTGAAATCAACCCCGAATTCAAAGGGACGCCTTGGAAGGACAAGGGATATGTCGCTTGGCTTGCGTGGGGTGGTGATGAAGGTATTGCTTGGGCACAAAGAAAAATGGAACAATTGGATAGGGAAGAAATGTTATATGAAAACCCTTGTCAAGAAGGTTATGTCGCTTATGGGACAAAAATGAAAAATGGTAAAGAAGTCCCAAATTGCGTTAAAGAAAAAATGTCAAAAGAAGATTGTGGTTGTAAAGACGGATACTATTTTGACGGACTGACTTGTAGTTTAGAGCCAGGTAAATTGTCATTTTCAACAAATGATGAAAAAATGGAAATAACGGGAGCCGCAATTATCCCAAATAAATTTATCATTAGAAAATCGGCACCAACACCGATGAAGCCTAATGGTGAATTCTACTATGTCTTTTTCACAGAAGATACTATTAAGAAATTAGCAGAAAAGTATATGAAGAATAAATTACTTGACGCAAGTAATATTGAGCATAGTGATAAAAAGGCAGATAGTTATGTTAAAGAAAGTTGGATTGTAGAAGACCCAATCTTTGACAAATCAACATCGTTAGGACTTGAATACCCGAAAGGGACTTGGGTAATAACGATGAAGGTAGAAAACCCCCAAGTATGGGAAAAAATAAAAAGTGGTAAATTAAATGGATTTTCAGTTGAAGGTTGGTTTAACGAAAATCTTTTATTTACCTAAAAAATAAACCAAATTTTCTAACAAAAATGAATAGACAAGAAATTATCAACAAAGTAAGAGAACTTTTTAACTTCACAAACGAAAAGTTTGAGCTCTACAAAACCGCAGAAGGTGTTGAATTTCGTATGGATACGATGGCTGTTGGAACAGAAATTTACGTAATTACACCCGAAGGTGAATTACCAGCACCCGATGGTGAAGTTGTATTAGAAGACGGAACAAAGGTAATGGTAAAAGATGGGGTAATTGGTGAGTTGATGTTGCCAGAAGTATCAACTGATGAAGAAATGGCAGAAGCAGAATTGGCTGACGGAACAAAAATCACTAACAAAGAAGGTGATGTTGATTTCGCAGAAGGTCAAATGTTGTATGTTATTGACGCAGAAGGAAACGAAGTTATGGCACCAGAAGGCGAGCACACTACCAAATCGGGTATTGTAATTGTTGTAGATGGTGAAGGTAAAATTACGGGTGTAAAATACCCAGACACAGAAGGTGAAGGGTCGTTGGAAGAGCAGTCAAAAAACAAGATGGCGCAAGCTACGTTGATTGACGGAACGATTGTGGAAACAGAAGGTGATTTAGTTGTAGGTGCTGACCTATACATCATTACCGAAGAAGGGAAACAACCAGCTCCAACTGGCGAACACGAAACCGAAGATGGTAAAATTGTCGTTGTTGAAGACGGCAAAATTGTTGAAATCAAGGAAAAAGAAGCAGAAGTAGAAGTTGAAATTGAAATGATGGAAACTTTCGCAAACGCTTTGGAAGCCTTGAACAACGAAATCAAGGCTCTACGTCAAGAAAACGAAGAGCTAAAAAATAAATTCAGCAAATTCGCAGCTGAACCTGCGGCTGAAAAAATCTACGATAGAAAAGGTCAATATGTAGAAATGTTGAAAGAACAACAATTTTCAAAATTGGAGCAATTGGCAGTATTACGTAGAGCAATAAAATAAAATAAAAAATAAAATTAAAGTTTAATAAAAATGAACACAAAAAATGGTTTAAACAAACACGGCTTTTCTTTTGATTTAACAAATATTTCCAGCTATACTGACGAAGTTGGAGGACTTTTGATAAGCGAGTCAATTGTAAAAGCTAAAACCCCTTCATTATGCTATATTCAAGCTGGCGTAAAGGGAACACAAAGTATCAACCTTTTATCATCAAGCATTTCAATAGGTTCTGGTGGTTGTGGTTGGGATAATGCTGCTAATACATCAGCAACAACATTTACACAAAGAAACTTGGCTACGAAACTTTATCGCTACCAAGAAAGTTTATGTCCCACAGAATTAAGGACATTTTGGGCTGGTATGTTCTTGAACAATCCAGCATCAAACGCTGAACTTCCATTTGAAGCTCAAATCGCAGATTTGAAAGTAAAAGAATTACAGAAATTCGTGGAAGATAAGTGCTGGTTGGCAACAACTGCTGCTGACGGATATGATGGTTTCTACTACACAATTTCATCAGCTACAACTGGTGTTAATTTGGTTGTTAGTGCGACTACACCTTCATCTACGACAATGCTTACGGCAGTTGATGAAGTTATTTCCGCTTGTCCCGATGCTATTCGTGAAGACGATGACTTAATCGTATTTATGTCACCAGGAAACTACAATAACTACGTGATTAACTTACGTCAATCTAACTTTTATGCTCCTTACGGAGACGCTACACAAGCTGGTACGGAATTTATTACCTTCCACCCCGCTACAAAAATTCGTGTTGTAGGTGTCCCAGGTCTTGCTGGAAAGAATAGAATTGTCTTGGGTAAGTCAAGTCAAATGGTAATTGGAGTTGGATTGTTAGATGACACAGAAAGATTAGATATGTGGTATTCAAAAGACAACCAAGAAATAAGATTACAAGGACAATTTATCCTTGCGACGAACATCGCTTTCCCAGAGAATTTCGTATCAAATGATTTGTTATAATAACATAAATAAACTTGTAAAATAAAATATAGATATGGCTGATTATTCAAGTTGTTCCGTAAGTGCGTCAATCAACGAAAGTTGTTTAGCTCAAACTGGCGGAATAGAAAAAGTAGTAATATTCCAGGACGTTACTGGATATACTGAAAGTGCTGGTGAAATCTCTGTGATTTCAGGCACTGGAAACGCATACACTTATGAAATGCGTAAAAATGGTGGGTCTTCATTGACTGAAACCATCAATAATTCACTTGAAAACGGCTCACTATTTTATCAGCAAGATTTGGTTATGGTATTCCACAAATTAGATACTGCGGTTCGCAATCAAATTAAGCTTTTAAGTCAAAATAGAGGGCTAAAAGTTGCGGTTTATGACAACAACGATAATATCTACTACTTGGGAACAGATTTCCAAGGCGGATATTTGAGTGCTGGAAACGCTGCAACGGGTGTGAATTTTGGAGATGCTTCTTCATATTCAATCACACTTACGTTTTTCAGTAAAGACCCTATGATGAAATTAGACGATACATTAGAAAATGTTGTGTCTGGTATTACAATCGTAGCGTAATAATTTACATAATAATTGGGGGGTGTAAAAACCCCCCTTTTTAAGCCTTAAAAAAATAAAAAATGAATAGAATATCACACGGATTTTTAGGTAAATTCAAGACATACGAAATTCCCGTTCCACAAGTTAAGGAATTGACACCAGAAGAACGTGAAAAAGCTTTACGTGAAAAGATAAAGCCGTGGGTTTATGACCCCGAAAAATTGGTTAGAATTGGTGGGTATGTTCCAACTACAACACCACCACCACCCGTTGAAACATTTTATTTAGAAACAGCCGAAGGTGATGCTCTACAAACAGCACAAGGTGATAATATCTTGTGGTATATTGAGCCAGCACCAATAGACCCAGACGCTCAGGCGTTCTTTGATGCTATTACAACCGCAGGTGGTAGTTTAACATCAACAGAAGAAACAGCCGTAAATGATTTGGTTGTTGATTTGAAGGGGTATGGTTTATGGAATACATTTGATGCTTTTTATCCCTATGTTGGTGGAACATCTACATCTACAAAGTTTAACTTATTAGACCCACAAGATACAAATGGAGCGTTTAGAATAACTTGGAGTGGTCTTGTATCATTTTCATCATTAGGTGTAAAAGCCAATAATAATGGTGGTGGTAATACATACTTAAATCCACAAACATTAGGTTATACTGCGATGACTATGGGAACATACATAAATCAAGGTTTCGCCGAGGCTATTGGTGGTGATTATGATATGGGTGGTTATGATGGTGCTGATGACTTTATGATTACATTAGGATTTGTAAATAACATAACAAGATATGTAAATTACAACGGAACATCATACAAATCATCAAACTCGGGTGTATATGATAGAGGGTTATTGTTGGGTCAAAATGACGGAACAACCACACAATTATATCAAGATAATACACAACTAATTTCAACAGCACAAACTTTCGGGTCTTGTAATATGACTATGGGTATTGGTTGTAGTTGGAGAAGTGCTGGAGCACAAGACCCATCAAATAGAGGTTATAGTGTTTCATTTATCGGTGGAACAGCATTATCACCAACACAAATAACAAACTTAAATACAAGTATTAACACCTTTAATACAACATTAAGTAGATAATATTAAAATTAAAAAATTAAAAGAAATTAAATTATGGCGAACATAACAATTCCAAACTTAAATCCAGTAACCGCCGCTACTGATTTAGATATTTTGGTTATAACTAATGCGGCGGGCACAACAACAAGTAAAATAACAAGACAAGATTTACTGGCTGGAACAGACATCGCTGGTGGATTGGTAAATGGAACGGGCACAAATAGTTTGAAATCTGCCGACAATCTAACGACAACTGCGGCAGTATCATCAAACACCAATAGTATTGCGTTAGGTAATCGAGCAAAGGCTTCTGGTAGTAATTCCATCACTATTGGAACATCAACGATGCCAAGTGGTAATAATTCCATCAACATAGGATTACACTACA